CCCGAAGGTACTTGAGTCACGTGCTCAAAACAAGAGCACGCAAGTGTTTCTAGCTTATTCAGCTAGAAGGAAGGGCGTGAGCCCGACCCCCCGAGGGGACAAACTTTGAGTATGAACCCAGACTTGTTGCAACATTGTACTGCCCATTTTTCCTCAATCGACGAGTGGGATTAACAGACTTTAATGCGACAGGAAGGACAGAAAAAAGAATGTCCAAACGCTCGTTACATCTCTTTTGGAGATGGTCGGAACACCTCAACGGTTCATCTAAATCTAATTTCTCCTTGAACTTAAAGGATAGATAAGAAAAGTGAGCCGTACCGTGCTGGTCAAGCACGATAGGGTGTAATGCGAAATTGTAATGTTTCACAAAACGTTGCCAATCGCTGCTGCGAAGACCACTATCAGAAGGGAAATCATTTGGAACAACTCTAACTTTAAAGTTGAACCGAACGAAAAGACTACGCAAACACCAAAATAAAGCCTTATCATACAGATATGTAAGAGTGCCGTATAAGTTTTGATAAATACGATCACACTCATTCCAAACAGTATATAAGAAAGCTTCAAGACTAGATAATCGCGTAGTGTTAATGGGGCCTTTAATAAAAACAGGCCTGACGCATACACCTCTGTAAAAATCTCCTCCGCAAGACTCACGGAAGGGACCATGACAGAAAGTTTTTGCGTTGTTAACGCTGAACCCGAGTGAAGAACAAACCTCTATAAACAAGAGGCAAGTTTCACGCGGCACAATACAATCATCACCAAAGACGCTAACACAATGTTTATTATCTCGAATCGACTTAAGCAAAGTATGCTTCAGAAGACTAGGGTAAACCTTATAATAGCGACTCACATGATTATTGTACAGCTCGCAAGAAAGAGCGAGAGCGTAAAAAACAAGCAGCTCAACCGGGAAGGTTGTAGCATTACCCATGGTTGCATAAACATGAAGTTTATGATCCACGCCCGAAATCTACATTGAAGGAGAGCGACAGGCATGAAACCATGTCAGCCAACTCTTAGGAAACAAATAGTTGACAAGAGAAAGACCCACCGAGTCACTCGCATTGCTGAAGTCAATAGTAGCATTTTTGCTAGTTATCGACGACGCTTGAGCGAGTCTTTGGTGAGTTAACGGCAAGCTTGCGACATCTAAGCCCCAATCCTTGAGGCGACGATACATAACGGTCATCAGACCTTGCTGAAAAAACATATTCAGTGTAGGTTCAATGGCAATCATGCGTCGTTTTTCAGATGTCTTTGGAACAGTTGTTGCACGTGATCCTTTGCTATCCTCAAACCTCATCGTAGGTTCTACGACTTGTGGCAAGCTTGCCGCAAGCTGGAAATTCCAGTTGAGATAATAAGGTAACGCAGGTTTAATTGAATCAGTGGCCGAAATAGGCCACGCCCATTTGGCTTCGATACTGGTATCAGTGTATTTAACGCCGATACTAGTACCGTTACCATGCTTGGAATGCTGAAAGACTTCATCAGCAGTTAAGTCGGGCCCCAAAACATCTTCAATAATAATTTTAGATGTTCTGAGGACAAACCCCAGCATATCTCGTTCGTCCAAGTCATCAATATAACAATCAAACTGATGATTAAACGCAGCCATAATTTCGTTACGGCTGATAAAGGCAGCAAATGCCTCTTTTTCGAGTTTGTCTTTTTCAGACTCAACCTCCACCTTTTTAAGGGTAGAAGCCTTCTGGGCTTCAATAAAGAATGAAACAACCTCTTCACACCCAGCATCTGCAATGGATGTATCGAGATCACTAGTTATAGCGGCGTCAATCAGAGTCGAGATTTCGGCCACGTTGAAAAGAGCTTTTAATGCTTTACGCTTAACCATAGGGAACTCCTGAAAGGTTTCTAAACTTGCTCTCTTAGGCTTTAGAGCCATACTTCAAGAGAGAGTCAAAATCGGCATCAACAAAAACAGCAGCCAAGATACTTTTAACAGTATCAATCTCGCTGTTTGTAACCTCTGGATGTATATCCATAGAAATACTCACTTTGTTAGTGAAATATTTGAGGTCTGCCGTCTGTTTCGGAAAGTAGAGCGTAAGCCCTACCTTACGAGGTCCATAGCCGCCGGGCTTTTTTATATCAGCCACGGCTTCAGATGAACTTATTCGAAAGGTCTTTCTCAGAACATAAGAGAGAGACTCATCGATTAACAGGTTTAGATTAGAAGAGGCATCAAGTAGGACTAGAGTCCTAGCAGTACCTCCCGTGGGAGCGTATGTAGCACCAACTGGAATGCTACCGGATTGAAGGGGCATAAATATGTCCTTTTAATGTCACCGAACACGCAGACGCTGCACAGATAGCGCCACGAGGTCAGCAAGCTTAGTGGATGTGTCAATTAATCCATCTGGCATGAAAGATGGAATGACGGATGACACGGAAACGTCAGCAGGAAGTCTGTCATAAGTGGTGCTAATCACTTCAACAGAACCAGAACTGCTACTCGAGGGTGTATAACCGGAGAGGTTCCACTGTGTAATCATTTTAGATTGCACAGTAGTAGTCTTGGCGGTAGTACATGCACCGAGAATCGAAATATTAGGATCTGTCAGGTTAACGAAACCCTGAATAGCGCTCCCAATATCAAGCATGCGGTCCAACATGAAGCTATAAGGGACTAAGTCCCACATGAGCTTCGGAACATCGTAGGCCCGCAAACCCAGAGTCCAGCCAAGAGAGTCGACAGGATTAGAAACCCTATAGGCAATCGAGGCGAAGTACTCAAGATCGCGTTGAGCAGTGATATTCCAGGCACGCGTAGTAATCTGAACGTCTAAGCTAGAGTCACTAGAGGATTTCTTCCTAAAGTGAACAACAGCTTTGTCTTTCCGATGTTTACGGCGCCCTTCAAGTTCACGAAACAACGCTTCTAATGCGTCATGGGAGGACTTTAAGAGAGGTCTGAATGCAAATCTGTATTCCGCCCAAGCGCTAGAAATAGCGCGAGAGAGGCGTACAGCATCACTCAAACGACCCCGTCGGCCCTTCCGT